GAAGAAGATGACGGTGGCTTTGAAGCGATCCAGTCAGCTATCATTCGGAGAATCATACATGGCAAACATCATGACTTATTAATGAAATTAGGCCCACAAGGTGTTATGGATGCGGCTCGTGAAATAGCAGATTTCGCTGCACCTGTTGAAGAAATTGGTAGCAGTGATGTCAGTGGTTGGGTTCGTATGATTGAACGCAACGCTGGCATTGAACAAGAACACAGTGACCTACACGAGGCATTTGAACAAGCATTAACCGAAGGCAGATTTAACCCTGGAGATAAAGTCAAATGTCCAGATGGAAAAATAGGCACAGTTACCGGAGATGGTGATGGGTATTACTTTATCAAAGGTGACGACGGTGAAACATATTCATACAGAATGCAAGAAGTCAAACCAGTTGACGAAGCTATTACCATGCCAGACAACCCTGATTATAGCAAATATGACAAACCAACATTCCAAAGAAACAATCCAAAAGAATTACCTAAAAAATCTGGTTGGACTGGAGTAAACACAGACGAACCAGCTTATAAGAGAAAAGATCAATACGAAAGAGAAAGAGAACAACTCAAAAGATTATCAGGCTTAAAATAATTCCCCGGGATGGGAAGGCAGCACCAAAGGCACTTTTATAGTGCCTTTTTTGTTGGCTGATAAGTACATGCATGAGAAACTTTTTTTATGATATCTATCTAAACCTTACAGCAGATCAAAAATCATCAGTTATAGTAGAAGTTAACAATACTTTGGTTGTTAACTTTATTTTACTATTTGAAAGAGATTACAGTATATCAGCTGCCGATCAATTGATATATCAACTACATAAACTAGGACAAGGTAAACGATTCTTATTTGTATTCGATGATGGCGTACTGTTAAGAATGACTAATGCTGTAGAAATAATTAAAAACATTATCAAAACATTTAATCTAAATAGTGACAGTTGTGCTGTGTTCTGCCGAGAACCGATAAACTTTCCCGGTGTAACTGTTATATATGAAGACAGCATAGAATTATGGGCTCGACAATTATATCCCTATATCAAAGGCTTTGACATCCCACAAGGACCTTTTAGCAAACGTTTTGCTGTTTGGTTTAATAGAGGCACGTTCTATAGGACCATGTTAGCAGAACATTTACAAACTAATCATGCCGATGACAGTTATATATCATATCAAGAATCTGGTATGCTGAGGCACCCAAGATTCGAGCAGTATTTTGAACATGAGATCGCCTGGGCCAGTGCCAATACACCTATAGTATATGATGAGATATTTCCAAATCGCAGTTATACCTATGAACAAATAGTAGGTGATCGTAAACCTTATAATGATTATTTTATGGAAATCATAGTAGAAACAGATTCATTGACCACAGGGTGGATAACAGAAAAGACCATAAAGAATCTTTATATCGGTAAACCATTCTTGGTAATGTCGGGTGCTAGAACTTTAGAAAAACTTAGATCATTTGGATTTAAAACATTTGGTTCTTGGATCGATGAAACCTACGATACTATCGATAACAATCATCTGAGATTGGAGGCGATCAAAAGAGAAATAGATAGACTAGCAGGTATCGATGTAAATCAGATGTACCAAGAGCTATTACCTATACTCGAACACAATAGACAAACCTATGGCAAATATATTACTAGCGGGCGATAGTTGGGGCATAGGGGTCTTTGCTGATCAAGGGCAAGGATATGGTCCCACGGGCCAAGGTATTGCATCTATATTAACCAGCCAAGGACATACTGTATATAATATCAGCAAAGCTGGTGGCAGTAATTGGCTGATGATAGATCGCCTTGAAGGTAATTGGAATAACACCAAGAGATGTTTATTTGGTGTTGACCCTAGAGATCGCATAGAATTTGATCTAGCTAAAATGGATCATATAATATTCCTACAGACTGATATATTCCGTGAACGTCACTATTATGACAAACAACACCCTGATGATGTTGATCATAGATATAAAATATTAGAACAAAAGTTTGTAGACAGTCTATTAGACTGCGAGTCTTTAGAGGCATATATTAACAGTTATTTTGCTAGATTTTATACCAGATTGGATAGATTTATTGGATATTATCACAAAAAAGTGCTGATGTTAGGCTGTTGGAGCCAACTACACCCTAGTATTGTAAATTATCCTAATTTAGTCAATGTAGCGACCAGTGCTACTAAATTATTGATACCAGAACTTGAGCGTGATGTATACATGAGTGATGCAGAATGGTACACACAGTTAGCTGACAATCCTAGATTCATGCAGAAGTTTGGCAAAGAATTCAAACCGATGACCATTGACGCTGAGAATAAATTGATGTTAATATGTAAATACTGGAAGGAAGTTCATCCAGATCTACAGGGATATCAACGATTAACAGATGTTTTGGTTAAAAAATTCTAAAAATATCACTTGCGGAATAAATAATAGTAGCGTATTATGTTTTATATGACTAATACGTTTAGGCATATTTTAAGACCAACTTAAGGAGAAATAACATGGCAACATCATTAGCAGAAATCCGTGCAAAATTACAAGCACAAGAAACACGCAGTTCGGGTAGTAATTCATCACAAGGTGGCGACAACGCTATCTATGCACACTGGAACATCGCAGAAGGGCAAAATGCTCGAATCAGATTCCTTCCAGACGCAAATCCAAAAAATACATTCTTCTGGGTAGAAAGAGCAATGATCAATTTACCATTTGCTGGCATTAAAGGTCAAGCAGATAGTAAACAAGTTACTGTTCAAGTACCATGCGTTGAGATGTGGGGTGAAGCATGCCCAATCTTAGCAGAAGTACGTGCTTGGTTCAAAGATCCAAGTTTAGAAGATATGGGTCGTAAATATTGGAAGAAAAGATCATACTTGTTCCAAGGTTTTGTGCGTGAGAATCCTTTGAAAGACGATGTTACACCTGCAAACCCAATTCGTAGATTCATTATCAGTCCACAGATTTTCAATCTAGTAAAAGCAGCCTTGCTTGATCCAGAACTAGAAAATCTACCAACAGACTACCAAGGTGGTTTAGACTTTACAGTTACTAAAACATCAAAAGGTGGTTATGCTGACTACAGCACTAGTAAATGGTCACGCAAAGAATCTGCACTAACAGCAGAAGAAGCTGGCGCGATTGAACAGTTTGGTTTATATAACTTAGCAGACTTTTTACCTAAGAAACCAACAGATGTTGAACTAAAAGTAATCAAAGAAATGTTTGAAGCTTCAGTAAATGGTGAAGCATATGACGCTGATCGTTGGGGCAATTACTATAAACCAAGAGGTGTTACAGTAGTTACAGCTAATGCTTCAACTGACAGTGCATCAGCAGCTTCAGCTGAACCAGCAGTTCACGAAGATGACGGTACATTAGATACACCAGTATCAACCCCAGCACCAGTTGCAGAGGCTGCACCAGCGGCTCCTACAGCACCAGTTGCAACACCTCCAGCTGGCGGTACAGCACGTGCTGAAGACATCTTAGCAATGATTAGGAATCGTCAAAAGGCGTCTTAATTGACTACTTATATCATTGATTATCCACATGGAGGTATGGGCTGTACACTTATGGCCCATATCCTCTATTCTTGTGGTAAGATTAACACAGATATAAAGACGATCTTTAGTGATACTGGTGATTGTCATAACTATTATCATGCTAATCTAGATTCATTCAAACACTTAAACATTGGTGCTGACCATTACAGTTATGGTGTATCAAAACAAGTGGCTAATGAATATTCTAGAGACGATACCGATACTGTATGTTTGGTCCAATTGGAACCCAACGACATTTATCATCTATTGCGTTTGAAAATGGAATATGGCAAGGCCTATAAAGATACTCCAAAAGTAGATAACTTTAATAAATTTTTTGATATCACCTATGAACAGTCATCAATTGACTTTTTAGAGTCATTGACATTAAAATATTATAGTATGGTAACATCTATAGTAGAGAAATATCCTACTAGTGTTTGGTTTCCGTTAGAAGCACTGATCAAACATGATGTTAAAGATGTTAAATCTATTATAGAAACTACTATGGGTTGGACCTGGGATGATCAAAAAAGTTTAGAGTTCCATAATTATATGTTAGAAGCCAATAAAAAATATCTAGATTGGTTTGAAAATATAAAGGCTATCTGTGAAGGTTGTATAGCACAAGAAGTGTTTGATCTTGGAGAATTAGAGTTCTGGGAAAAGGCCGCGGTAATAGCCTATACCTGTGCTAATTTAGAATTGAATCCAACAGAATTACGTTGGTATGATAATAATTTTTTACAAGGCAACAATCAATCATTGGTTGCCGATTTAAAAAGGATGTAATAGTATGCCAAAACCATTTGACATTAGTAAATTTAGAAAGTCGATTACCAAAAGCATCGATGGCTTAGGTATCGGTTTCAATGATCCAACTGATTGGATCTCAACAGGTAATTATACTTTAAATTATCTGATCAGCAGTGACTTCCATAAAGGTATTCCACTAGGCAAAGTAACAGTGTTTGCTGGTGAATCTGGTGCAGGTAAATCATATATCTGTTCAGGTAATATCATTAAAAATGCACAAGAACAAGGCATTTATGTTATTTTGATCGACAGTGAAAATGCTCTAGATGAAAGTTGGTTACACGCATTAGGTGTAAGCACAGATGAAAGCAAGTTGCTGAAATTAAATGTGGCCATGATCGATGACGTGGCTAAAACGATACATGAGTTTATGAAAGAATATAAACTACTACCTTCTGAAGAGCGTCCAAAAGTTTTATTCGTTATTGACAGTTTAGGTATGTTATTAACACCAACAGACATCAATCAATTTGAAGCGGGCGATTTAAAAGGTGACATGGGTCGTAAACCTAAAGCACTGACAGCATTGGTCCGTAATTGTGTAAATATGTTTGGCAGTAACAATGTTGGCCTAGTGGCAACTAACCATACCTACGCTAGCCAAGACATGTTTGACCCAGATGATAAGATTTCGGGTGGTCAGGGATTTATCTACGCTTCAAGTATAGTAGTTGCTATGCGCAAACTCAAACTTAAAGAAGACGAAGATGGTAACAAGATATCAGAAGTCAAAGGTATCCGTGCAGCATGTAAAGTTATGAAAACTCGATATGCTAAACCATTTGAATCAGTACAAGTTAAGATTCCGTATGAAACAGGCATGAATCCATACAGTGGATTAACTGATATGATGGAAGCCAAAGGTCTATTAGCTAAAGACGGTAATAGACTTGCTTATAAATCAGCTGATGGTAAAGAAATTAAACAGTTCCGCAAAGCATGGGAATCGAATGAAGAAGGTTGTTTAGACATCGTCATGAAAGATATTTCCAGCAATTCTAAACTATTAGAAACTACGACAGCAGTTGAAACAACACCAGAGGAAGGAGTTGAAGAATGAGCATTGAGTTAGATGCATTAGGTGAAGTTTGGTTAACTTGTAAAGAGTACATCGCTCCTAAGGATCGACAAGCGGCTGCCGATCATGTGTTGGCAATCGTAGCTGATCACAACATAACTGAACGTGATCTTAAAGCATTCGCAGGTACCGATAGTTATCTCAAACGTAGTCTTAAAGAATATCTCGGCGAAGATGAAGTCGAAGAATCAGACTACGATGATGACGAGGACGATGATTATTAATGTGGTATAGTCGCATAGTTGCTAGTCTTGGTGCAATTCCAGACTTCATTGAACATTACGAAAGAGAGTTAGATGAAGCTAAAACAGAAGTTGGAATCTATGGTAACATAGAAAAGAGTCTAGCTGGCCTGCCCGGTATAACTGAGCGTCGCTTTAATCAATTGCAAGAAATTGAAGCGGTGCTCAATTATCTTAATATTCGTCTACGCAAGATACGTAGAACACACTTCCAAAAATATCTAGAAAACTATCAACGAGCTCTTACATCGCGAGATGTAGAAAAGTATGTCGATGGTGAGGACGAAGTAATCGACTTTGAAACCATCATCAATGAAGTGGCACTATTACGAAATAAATGGTTAGGTATCATGAAAGGGCTTGAAAGCAAGAACTTCATGCTAGGACACGTAACTCGTTTAAGAACAGCAGGTATGGAGGACGCATCAATTGGCTAGACACAGTCTACATATATTAGAAACTATACGTCAATATGATACTTTCTTAGAAAGTCTTAAGAATGTAGCTGACATGGGCTGTGGCACAGGTGAAGACACTGTATGGTGGGCTACCTTAGAAAACTACAATGACCCTCCAGAACCTTATAATTTTAATACTTTTGCCGTAGATAGAGATGGGTCCAAGCTATCAGCAGTTCCTGATCTACCAAATATTAAAAAGATCCAACGAGATTTTACAGAACCTCATATATTCCCTGTTAACATCGATTTGATGTGGGCGCATGATTGTTTACAATGCAGCACTGATCCATTAAGCACATTAAAAAACTGGAATGACCAGATGACTGTTAATGGCATGTTACTGTTGACTATTCCACAACACACTGGTATAGAATACAGTAAACAGTTCAGCAGGGGCCATAGTGGGTGTTACTATCATTATACTCCAATAATGCTGATCTACATGTTAGCTGTCAATGGATTTGATTGTCGCGATGCATATCTATTAAAAAGGTTCAATGATCCGTGGGTCCACATGGCTGTATATAAAACAGACATCGCTCCAATGGATCCAAAAACTACCACATGGTTTGATTTAATTGATAAAAATCTATTACACCCTAGCATGGTATCTAGCATTATGGCCAACGGATATTTAAAACAAGAAGAAATAGTCATGCCATGGTTAGATAAAGAGTTATATTTTATTGACTACATCAGTCAATGGGAACCTTTACGTGGCGCACCAGTAACGGTTACAGAATCCACAGGAGTGTTCAACACGACAGAACATTCAAATGTTCACACTATATTCCAAAATAATGTAATTACCACTGGCACCCAACTGCTTAAACCCTTACCTCCTACTAGAAAAAGCTATAGAAACAAATGATTAATCGTGTGGTATTAGTTACTGGTGGATTTGATCCTTTACATTCAGGACACATAGACTATTTCAAACATGCAAAACGCCTAGGAGATATACTAGTAGTTGGTGTCAACAGTGACAGTTGGTTAAGGAAGAAAAAAGGTCGTGAATTCATGCCTAGCAGTGAACGTATCAGGATCATTGAAAATCTCAAGATGGTAGATCACTGTATACTGTTTAATGACACAGACGGTACTGCTATAGAAGCCATTCACAACGTTAAAACTTTATATCCCAACAGTCAGATTATCTTTGCCAATGGTGGCGATCGCACTCAAGACAACATTCCAGAAATGTCAGTTAAAGATGTAGAATTCCAATTTGGTGTAGGCGGATACGATAAAAAGAATTCAAGCAGTTGGATATTAGAAGAATGGAAAGCCCCTAAAACTATACGTCCCTGGGGTTATTGGCGTGTATTACATGAAATGCCAACGGTTAAAGTTAAAGAACTTACCATAGAACCTGGACAAAGTCTTAGCATGCAACGTCATTGGGATCGTTGGGAGTTTTGGTTCATAGCGGAAGGACGTTGCTGTGTTGAAACAGAATGGGAAGATAGTCCAGAGCTCAATAGGACCTATGAGCTAGATACATTCTACCATCATTGGATTAGCAAAGAATCCTGGCATAGATTGTACAATCCTTACAATAGACCCTGTAAAATAGTTGAAATACAATATGGTGTAGTCTGCGAAGAAGATGATATAGAACGCAGATAAATACTGTATCATGCGTGATTTAATCAACCTAATAGAAGCATCTCTAAATCCCAAGGAGTTGGCCAAACATCAGGGCAAATACCTAGGAATATTACTACAATACATCGACAACAATAAACCTGTAGCTGTATCACCTGAATATCAGGCTAAATTTGGCAAGTCAGTGTTGATTAATCCTGCTATGTCTAAACCATTAAAACAGGCATTAAAACACCCTGAAGACATTAAATCCTATTTGCCTAAAAATATCATACTTAAAAATGGCCAAACTGCACCATGGGGCGTGCTGTATAAAGGTACAGAATTCACACAACTAGCTGGTCAAAAAACTTACAATGCTGGACATCTAGCTGAACTGTTCATGGGGTTTAGTATGTCAACTAAATTCCTTAATGCTGGAAACCCTATAACATCAGCACAGGTGTTAACTGTAATCAAAGCCAGTGACGCACAACCTCAAGGAAAGAATTATCTTTTTAAACTATCAAGTCCAATCACATACAATAAGAATATAGGTAAGAATGACCAACTGGAGTTTACAGGACTAGCGCCAGGAAAGTCGTCAGAATCATTTATCAAACAGATAAAAACTAATCGTCTAGCACCAGACCTAAGCGCAGTATTAAACAGTGCGGTCAAGTATATCAATGAATCACGAAGTGTTAAGGCCTCATGTGAGCGTGTGATCCAAGACAAAAATACTAATAAAATTAATGTAATATCTGATGGCACATCTGATGCGAGAGGAACCAAAGCTGACTTAACCCTAAGTATCGATGGCGAAAAAATTGATTTGCTAAGTCTTAAAACCTATAGTTCAAAAACTCTAGGTCAGATCTCAGGATTAAAATTCCCTTCATTACAAAAATGGTTCCAAGTTGGTTTTGATATTGATATCAGCAAGTATCGTAAATTACTAGATGCACCACTTGACGAAAAGACCATATACGATAATCTATTAACTGAAATCTATGACAAGGTAGTATACCCCCAAGTTCAAAAGATAGTTAAAAATCAAAAACCAAACGTAGAAGCTAAAATTGTCAAACATCTGACAGATGCGGCTAACTTCTTTGCTCGCGGTGAAAAATTAGAAAATGTAGAAGTAGTTAAACTCGATGATAAAGTATCAACAGGTAGTTACAAGGTTTTGCGTTTCAGTGATAACTTATATCAAGCCATGCAGCATTTGGATTTAGACACTAGATTAGTATCAAGTGCTAACAGTCGTACTATACAAATTTGGACTAAACCACAAGAAGGTGAAAAGATCGCCAAAGGATCAAATTTACTTTGCCAATTTAGAACTGGACTGATGGGTGGATACGCAAGAAACTTTTTTGAAACCGGCCCTATGCTAGAACTGCTGACCAAAGTAGAACATCATGAACCAATCGAAATAGCACCCGCCAGAGATAAACGCAACAAACCAACAAAACTCAGACAAAAACGTTGACATTCTGTTAACATTCAGTTATAATTAAGTATATTCAATCACATGGAGTATTCTATGACAGTCAAAGCAGTCAACACCGTTGAACGTTATAACATTGATAACTGTATCAAACCATTTGAGGGTAATCGTTTCCGTATGATCCTAGCCGGGGCTATCCGAGCCAGAGAAATCGCAAGCAAACGTGTTATCGCAGATAAAAATGGTAATCGTAAACCTTATGCAAATAAGCCTACAGTTGAAGCACTGATTGAAATCGACCAAGGTATATTTGGCGCAGAATACTTAAACAAAATCAAACAAGGATAAACAGATGGCAACTAACAGTAACTTTAATCTTTCAAAAACAGCGAAACGATTCGCATCATTCATCGACAATCCTACTCGTCGCAGAGAGTTCACTAAGCTAATGACTCAAGCAGAAGCAGCTTATGCTAATGGTAAGAATCGCAAGTTCAGTGACCCAGCAGTAGCACAAAAAGGTCCTAAAGGTCCAGCGTCAGAATGAGTGAAAAGAAGTTATGGGACAGCATAGACAGTGGCATACTAAAAAGTCTACCTAATGCAGCCAAAGGGTATGAACAACGTATCAACATACCTGAGTTTACATTCTTAGGTGGTGCCAACCAACCAGACTTTGGTGATGTCACTATTTGGTTTTATGGTAATGAAAAGACCATTGAACTAAAAAGCCTTAAACAATACATATTCCAATATCGTGACACACGTCTTAGCTATGAGCGAGCACTAGATGTCATGTATAAGGATCTCAAGGCAGTATATGCTCCGGATCGTATTCGTATAGAAATTGAATATCGACCACGTGGCGGTATCAGCAGTAAAATGACTGTAGACAGTGATTGGGGTCACTTAGGCGGCACTGATCAAATTTGGCAACATCACAAGGAATAATATGGATTACAAAGTAAAAGATATAAGTTTAGCTGCGTGGGGACATAAAGAAATCGCCATAGCCGAAACAGAAATGCCAGGATTGATGGCCATCAAAGATGAGCTTTACTATCAACAACCACTTAAAGGTGCACGTATCGTTGGTAGTCTACACATGACCATACAGACAGCGGTGTTGGTACAGACACTAGTAGCCTTAGGCGCAGAAGTGCGTTGGTCAAGCTGTAATATTTTCTCAACGCAAGATCATGCGGCAGCGGCATTAGCAGAACAAGGAATTCCAGTCTACGCTTGGAAAGGTGAAACAGAAGAAGAATATTGGTGGTGTATTGATCAAACAATCACAGGTCCAGATGGATGGACACCTAACATGATCTTAGATGATGGTCATGATCTAACCAGTCGTATTCATACTAACTATCCACATCTATTAGATGGCATCTATGGAGTTACTGAAGAAACGACCACAGGTATCCATAAGATCCGTGAAGCCATCGAAGCAGGTAAATTTAAATTACGTGCTATCAATGTCAACGATTCAGTGACAAAAAGCAAGTTTGACAACTTGTATGGTTGCCGTGAATCATTAGTTGATGGTATCAAACGTGCAACAGATGTTATGATTGCAGGTAAGATCGCTGTGGTAGCAGGCTTCGGTGATGTAGGCAAAGGATCAGCGGCCGCACTGCGAGCACTATCAGCTCAAGTGTGGGTAACTGAAATTGATCCAATCTGCGCACTGCAAGCAGCAATGGAAGGCTATCGTGTAGTTACCATGGATGAAGCTGCTAGTGAAGCAGATATCTTTGTAACTGCCACAGGTAACATTGATGTCATTACCTACGAACACATGGAACGTATGAAAGACAATGCTATCATCTGTAACATCGGTCACTTTGACAGTGAGATCGATATCGCTAGCTTAAAAGACTGTGAGTGGGACGAGATCAAACCACAGGTAGATCATGTGACCATGCCAGGTGGACACAAGCTGATCATCTTAGCCAAAGGCAGACTAGTTAACTTGGGTTGTGCAACAGGACATCCTAGCTATGTCATGTCAAATAGTTTTACCAATCAGGTATTAGCGCAGGTAGAACTATTCACTAACTATAAAGATTATACGATTGGTGAACTATATCTATTACCTAAACACCTAGATGAGAAGGTAGCGAGACTGCATTTAGATAAGATTGGTGCGAGACTGACCACACTAACTGATGAACAAGCAAAATACATCAGCGTTGGTGTCGATGGCCCATTCAAACCAGATACTTATAGATATTAATCAAAGAAAGCAAAAAAGCCTCACTTTATGTGGGGCTTTTTCTTGACCCATCATTACTGCTTATTAGTTTTTCTTATTATCTCCATTAAATCATTCAATAAGCAAAACCTATTAAAACCACTTGACCAATAGGTTTTTTTGCATATATAATATATGTAAGACACACATTTAAAAGGAGGAAATTATGTCTTTGATTAATACACAGGTACAACCATTTAAGGCGCAAGCGTTCCACAATGGTAAATTCGTTGAAGTAACAGAACAAGATTGGAAAGGTCGTTGGACAGCAGTTATCTTTATGCCAGCGGCATTTACATTTAACTGCCCAACAGAAATTGAAGATGCAGCAGACAACTACGCAGAATTTAAAAAGATTGGTGCTGAAGTATATGTGGTCACCACAGACACGCACTTCGCACACAAAGTTTGGCACGAAACCAGTCCTAAGGTAGGCAAAGCTGAATTCCCATTAGTTGGTGACCCAGCACATGTCCTAACTACAGCGTTTGGGGTACATATCCCAGAAGAAGGACTAGCACTACGTGGCACATTTATCATCAACCCAGAAGGCGTGATCAAGACAGCAGAAATCCACGACAATGCTATCGCACGTGATGTTGATGAAACACTACGTAAATTAAAGGCAGCAAAATATGTCGCAGAGAACGATGGACAAGTTTGCCCAGCTAAATGGAAAGAAGGCGCAGCTACTATCGCTCCAAGCCTAGATCTAGTAGGTAAGATCTAACGATGACCAACAGGGAGTTTGAAGACTATGCTGATTATTGTAGAAGTCGTGGCTTTGATAATTGCCCTTGTAGATAGTTTAGTTTAACCAAAAAGCTCACTAAGGTGGGCTTTTTTGTTGACAGAATTTTGATTTCATGCTATAGTATTACAGTAACAATCTATAATTATGGAGTAATAAACATGTTTGATTCAATTGAAATTAGAAAAGCAGCAAATGGATTCGTCGTCATTTTGGTACAAAATGACGAAACTACAGAATACGTTTTTGACAGCAGCCGTAAAGCTATCCGTTTTATCAAAGAATACGTAGAAGCTAAAGTAGCAAATACAGTAGCACAATAATATTTTTCTGCCTCAATTTAGTAAAATAAATACTAAAAAGCAGTAAATTCAACAATATTTGGAGATATCAATGTCAAAAACCGTCTTAGTGACTGGCGGTGCGGGTTTTATCGCACATCACGTTATTGAAAAAATCCTAAGAGAAACAGATTGGAATGTGGTCAGCCTAGACCGTTTGGACTTCTCAGGTAATCTTAATCGCTTAAATGATATGGCACAGGACCTAGATCCTGAAACTCGTAAACGAGTCAAGGTAGTATTCCATGATCTACGTGCAGAACTTAACCCAATGGTAGCCCGTGATATCGGTGATGTAAACTATGTATTACATCTAGCGGCAGGTAGCCATGTTGATCGTAGTATCGAATATCCAATGGAATTCGTCATGGATAATGTTGTTGGTACAGGACATATCTTAGAGTTTTCACGCAAACTTAAAAATCTAGAACGTTTCATCTATTTCTCAACAGATGAAGTATTTGGACCAGCACCAATCGGTGTTAACTATGGTGAACGTGATAGATATAATTCAAGCAATCCATATTCAGCTACCAAAGCTGGCGGTGAAGAACTAGCAGTGGCATTTGAAAACACTTATAAGATGCCTATCTACATCACACACACCATGAACGTGTTTGGTCAAAGACAACACCCAGAAAAGTTTATTCCCATGTGTATCCGTAAGGTAAACGATGGTGACACTATCACTATCCACAGTGATGCAAGTAAAACTATTCCAGGTAGCCGTTACTATATACATGCGGCAGATGTAGCAGATGCTATGTTGTTCTTGCTGGGCCTAGACGATACTAAACTAGAACCAGACTATGGTGATGCTAAGTGTCCTAAGTTTAACCTAGTAGGTAAACAAGAAATTAACAATCTGCAACTAGCACAGATCATCGCTGATGCGCAAGGAAAAGAATTGAAGTACGAAATGGTTGACTTCCATAGCTCACGCCCAGGACATGACTTGCGTTATGCGCTGAGTGGTGACTACATGCGCAGTTTAGGTTGGGAACCTAAGGTTAGTTTAACAGAACGTATCGGTGAAGTAGTACAATGGACACTGGCAAATGAACGCTGGTTACGTTGCGAATAAAGGAAAATAAATGGCTAAAATAACAAAAACAAAAACTAAAAATATTGTATTGCTAACATCAGCAGTTTACAGCAATTATGGAATCTATACTCCACAACAACGTATTGAGCAAACATTAGAAACAGCTAAGAGTGCTAAGAAATATATTCCAGGCGCAGTTATCATCTTAGTTGACAACAGTAAAGTTGATGTGCAGAATGATACCAGCGATGAATTCGAAGAGCTCGTTGATATCGTTGACTATTATATCGACAACAGTGATGATGAAGACATCAAATACTTCCACAACAATGTCACTAACTATGACATTGGTAAGAATGCTATGGAAGCATTTGGTATGCTCAAAGCTCTGACATATATCGCCAACGATGCAGACATGATGAAAGAGATCGACGACGCAGATCGCATTTTTAAACTCAGCGGTCGTTATCAGGTAACAGACAAGTTTGATATTAAAAACTTTAGCAATGCCAATACTAAAAACAAATATGTGTTTAAGAAACCACAACCAAGCTGGATCCCATCTGAAGTTACAGGGGTCAATCAATTGTATCAAACAAGATTATGGTCATTTACTCCTGACCTATTAATTGATACTATGACGCTATACAAAGACATCCTTGGCATCATGATTCCTACGTTCAACGCAGGAAAATACATCGATAATGAACATGCTATGGCCAAGTTCCTTCCCAAGGATAAGTTAGTCGAATTAGAAACAGTAGGCCTACAAGGTAATATCGCGCCTAACGGAATGATGATCATTGACTAATGAAAGACATACTGGTATTAGGTGGTAATGGCTATATCGGAAGTAGACTGCGTCAAGTCTTGGCCAACAATTATAATGTAGATTCAGTTGATGTTGGTTGGTATAACAGCAACAGCGGATCCAAGATCAAAGACTATCATGATCTTACCCAAGAAGAATTATCTAAATACGATACCGTTGTGGTCCTAGCTGGTCACAGCAGTGTTAAAAGCTGTTTAGGTGATGTCAAAAGTCCTTGGGTAAACAATGTCACGAACTTCACTGAACTATTAGATAAGTTGCCTAGCTCAACTACTGTGATCTATGCTAGTTCTAGTTCAGTTTATGGCAACAGCGCACCTGGAGAAGTACATAAAGAACAGGTCAAACACTTTATCCCAGTCAATCATTATGATCTAACCAAATACACGTTAGATCTACATGCACAGTCGTTGATTGAACAAGGACGTAATATCATTGGCTTACGTTTTGGCACTGTGAATGGTTGGAGTCCTAATCTACGTGTTGATGTCATGATTAACAGCATGTATAGCACGGCTATCGTTATGAATGAAATAGTAATAACCAACAAACATATCAACAGAGCATTGTTGGGATTAGAAGATCTATGTCGAGCAATAGAAGCTATCATCGAACAGCCACAGGCAGGAATTTATAACCTAAGCAGTTTCAATACTACAGTGGGTGAGATCGCTGAAGTAGTAAGTACTAAACTAGCAGTGCCAATAGTAGATAAAGGCAATACACCAAATGTCTATGACTTCGCACTTGATACGACTTTGTTTGAAACAACTTATGGATTTACATTTAAAGAAACTCCTGCTACTATAGTAGATAGTTTGATCAATGGATACACACATTCTCGTGTAGAACGTAGAGATGATTATATAAATTATGATTGGAAAACAATAAATGGATAATGCAAAAGAACTAAAAGAATGTCTGTGCTGTGGTAGTGAACGATTAAAACTAGCACTGGATTTAAATGAACAACCGTTGGCTAACAGTTTCAAAAAAACAGCAGAAGAAGCTGAACCACAATTTCCATTGAAATTAAATTTATGTACAGACTGTACACACTTGCAATTAAGTCATGCTGTTAATCCAGATTTGCTATTTAAGAACTACTTGTATGTGTCTGGCACAAGCCAAACACTGCGTGATTACTTTGATTGGTTCGCCAAAGAAACATTGATATATGCACCAGCTGCCAAAACAGTTTTAGACATCGCCTGTAATGATGGTAGCCAGTTGAATAGTTTCAAGGCATTGGGCCTAAAGACCTATGGTATTGATCCTGCTGAAAATCTACACAAGTTAAGCAACGCCAATCATGAAGTAGTCTGTGATTACTTCAAAGAAAAGTATGTTTACCACTATAAGATGAAACAGTTAGATATCATCACAGCGCAGAATGTATTTGCGCACAATGACTATCCGCTAGAATTCTTACAACAGTGTCGAGATATCATGCATGATGACAGCGTATTGTTTATCCAAACCAGTCAAGCAGATATGGTACGTAATAATGAATTTGATACTATCTATCATGAACACCTAAGTTTCTTCAATGCCAGTAGCATGAGCGCATTGGCTCGTCGTGCTGGTCTATATTTGATCGATATTCGTAAAACACCTATCCATGGTAATAGTTATATGTTTGTATTTAAGAAAAAAGCAGAAGATACAAGCAAAGTTGATGCAGTGTTGGCAGAAGAGCAGCAAGCAGGATTACAAGATTTAAATACCTACACAGTCTATGCAGAACGTTGCCAACAGGTAGTTGAAGATCTTAAAGCAGTATTAGATGACTATAGAGGTCAAGGTTATGTACTTGCTGGTTACGGTGCAGCTGCCAAAGGTAATACTCTGATCAATTTTGGTAAGCTGTATCTAGATTTTATCATCGATGACAATCCACTTAAACAGGGATTATTTGCTCCAGGTAGTAACATACCAGTTGAATCGATCGATGTATTAGATCAATGTAAAGATCTTAAAGTGGTATTCGTACCATTGGCTTGGAATTTCTTCACAGAAATTAAAAGTAAAATCAAGGGTAAACGTGACCAAGATGGTGACGTTTTTATTAGATATTTTCCAAAAATAAACGTAGAATAATATGGCAAAGAAAACTATACTCAGTCACTTTTATAATGAAGAATGGTTATTACCTTTCTGGTTGAAACATCATCGTGAGATATTTGATCACGGTATACTATTCGATTATCATTCAAATGATCGTTCAGTGGAAATAATCCGAGAACTTTGTCCAACTTGGGAAGTACGTACCAGCCGCAATGGTGATTTCAGCCCAGGTGCTGTTGATTCGGAAATTATGGATGCAGAACGTGACTTGCAGGGTTGGCGTGTTTGTTTAAATACTACAGAATTCTTGTTCGGTAATTATGATCATCTAAATGATGACATGAATCCAAGACAGATATATGTTGGTCAATACATGTTTACAGACATGGAACGTCGTGAAGAACCTTTCTTCTTAGACAGCAATAGACCTTTATATCAACAACGTTGGTGGGGATATGGTATAGTAAATGATTTCGCACAGAATCAACCCTATGGCAGTGTACCACGTGCACCTAGAAGTATACACAATCATCCAGTACAATATTCAGCTACAGGCAGGCATTATCCTGGTGTTGCGCCAACGTACCCTGATCTGGCTATTTTCTACTATGGTTATGCTAGTTTAGAAGAAGCCAGTATCAATCGCAAGATGCAAATACAAACACAATGTCCAGGTGGTGGTGCAGGTACCAATCATCAATTTACATTTGATCAATTGATGGATCGTTATAAGAAAGAGCAACAGCCAATAAGCCGTGACATGCGCCCTGCGATCCAACCGGTGGTAGCCGCACACGAAGCTTGGTTGGCTAGAAAGAAAAATGTTCATCCCCAAACACATGAACATATCAAATCAGCTATCGCAGCCTTGAATACTGCACTAGGGCTACATCAATAAACGATGAAAAAAACTATCCTCTGCCACTTCTATAATGAAGAGTATATGCTACCATGGTTTCTCAATCATCATCGGCAGATATTTGATCATGGAGTGATGATTGACTATCATTCGACTGATCGCAGTGTTGAGATAATACGAGAGTTATGCCCTACATGGGATATCATAACCAGTCGTAATCTAGACTTCCAAGCAGATAATATTGACTATGAAGTTATGGACATTGAGAAAAGCATACCAGGTTGGAAAATCTGTCTTAATGTCACAGAGCTGATGATCGGCAACTACAGTATATTAGATGATAGATCAACACAACTAATATTACCTACTATGTTTTTTGTTGACTGTGATAGACAACGCCCAGTGACCCATGATCTTCCTTTATATAAACAAAAGACTGATGGATTTACCTTCCGCGAAAACTTTCCAGAACGTCGTGGTAGAGCTATCCACAGTGATGGGTCAGGATATCCAGTACCTGGTAGGCATTTTGAAACTTATAACTCAGATGAATTAGTGATATTCTATTATGGGTGGTGCCCATTTGATCAAGGACAGATTGATCGCAAGTTACAAATACAAACACAGATCCCTTTAATAGATCGTCAGCGTAATTGGGGATTCCATCATATCACAAATAAAGAAACACTAGAGTGGAAATTAGAAAATTACTTTATACCACAATCAAGAGATATTTCAAAGGATATAGAAAAGTATGTCAAACAACACGAAGATTTTTCAAATATACTTTAAGCCAGAACTTAAAGCACATTGCGATCCAGCATTTACACCCTTAGACAACACTACTAATCCCCGACCAGAATTACGTGAATGGGATGTCTGGGATCGTGAATACAACAAAATCGTCAAACAAAAATTAGACTATTGGGGATTCGTCAGCTGGAAGTTTAAAGAGAAAACCAACTTGTCAGGTGAACAGGTATTTAAGTTCATCAATGATAATCCTGGATATGATGTTTATCTGTTAAATCCCTGCATACTAAATGAAGCCTGTTTTGCCAACAGTTGGGAACAAGGCGACATCCATCATCCGAATATATCAACCATTGGCTCGAGCTTTTTAAAGAAAGTTGGTTACGGTGATGTTGATGTCAAAGCCATGGTCTTAGATAAAGACAGAACTGTGTTTGCTAACTACATCGTAGGTAGTGCAGCGTTCTGGAAAAAGTTCATGGCCTTCACTCGCAAACTTTTCACTGAAGCAGATAAGGATCCTGAATTCAAACATCAGGTATTTGGTGAAGGTTTAAGCAACTATGCACATGATCGAAGTTTACCAAATTTTACCTTTTTGATTGAAAGATTGATACCAACGTACCTTGAATTAGAAGGGATCAACAGCCTAGGATACCGACATACACCTGATACAGTGTCGATTAAATACCACCCCTATATTGATGAAATTATGGCTCTAAGTGACCTAAAAATGGCCATAAATCGTTACGAAAGTGATGAATTATATGACATATGGAATTTCTATAGACACAAGTTCTTACAGTCAAATCAAGGGGTCCTAGGTCTGGAATAGATTAATTATCTCATTCTGTTGAGAATAAAGTACGCATAAAAGTCCAGATTCATATGGCTACATAATACTACGTTCGGAGGATTCAGGATGAGTAACAACAATGAAACCGAATCAAGATACTATTGCGCAGGGAGATATTGCACAATGAGAGAACAGTGTCATAGACACACATCAAGTACAGGAGTGAATTTAGCTCCATTTAACGATTATGATTTAGTGGCATTGAGAACGCCAACTAAACCATGTCAACACTACATCGATCGCAACAACGCGACTGGTGTAAAATCTTAAGGTAATCACAGCCTATAGACAATAATTAAAACAGGAGGGAAGCCAATGCGAGATATCTCACGATTTGAGAAGTTTGAGATGTTCCACAGAAAGTTCGTAACCTGGGCAAAAATGTCCATAACGATTTTAGCAGTAACAGCAACAACAGGAATACCATCAGCAGTAGGTAGTGCTGAAGTAGAATCAAAAAGTTTCAACAAACGAGTAGCAGTCATGCTCAAGAAACAAGAAGCTAGTATCAAGAGACAACTTGGTTGCCTTGCTCGTAATGTATTCTATGAAGCTAATGGTGAACCAATGGAAGGGCAGATGGCAGTAGCACAGGTGACAGTTAATCGTGCCCGTAGTGGATTGTTTCCACGTGACTTATGTGCTGTAGTAGCACAGACTACAGTAGCTGATGATAAAACTAAAGTCTGCCAGTTCAGCTGGATGTGCGATAGTAAAACAGATAAGACTCGAGTTATCAGTCAAAACAATATCAGTTACATTGCCGCTCGGAGGGTATATCTGGAAAACCGACGGATAGAAGCGTTGGGTAACGATACACTATACTTTCATAGATATGATGTCAAAATAGATCCAAGTTGGCCACATCACGTAGTGGACCAAATTGGTAGTCACGTTTTCTACAAACGATAAAAACCCATTGACTTTTCTCTATTATTCATGTATAATATTTGCATGGATAATAGAGATAGCAACTGGGGTACACACGGTAATCCAAATAGAGAAGAATGGTATCACTACCGTCACTGCCTATATGGACCCAAAGAACTAAAACCCAAAAAACTCACAGTCACTCTAGAAACCATATTTTGGATTGTCAGTGCATTCCTGATACTTACAGCATTCGTTCCGGACTTACGCGATTGGGTATATTCTGGTATCGACTTTACACAAAGTTGGTATGATGCTGTAGACAGCATTTTAGACGCTATGCACGCACCAAAACTGCCACATTAACTAAATAATCTTATAGTGACACAATCACTATATTTTAACCATGCCCAAAAGGCGAAAGGAAGTAACATGGAAAACCAAGCAGATTTATCTGACTTAGCGACTCAAGCTATGGTCGCAAGCATTCCTGCTAAACCAGTCCAAACACAACAGCAAGCTGACACACCTTGTGCTGAAAATGACAAGGCTTGTACTAAACGTTGGATTGATAGTTTTAGTGACTGCTGTTAATACCAAGTTTTAAGATCCTAAATTGTCGGCCTGATAAATATCTAAAATATTGCCGTTCAATGAAGGATCAATGATGACTGTAGAATTCTATAAACTTGAAGACTGCCACGTAGTACATAAACCCTGGGGGCAAGAAACATGGCTCCAAGGTGGTAATGAAGTTTACCCATTTGCACTTAAAGAACTAATCCTAAGAGCAGGTTTCGTAACCAGCTTACAGGTACATCAATACAAATCAGAAACAATACATCTACACATTGGAAGAGGTGCACTAGCATATCATCCAAAACCATTTGACTGTGAGCGTTATCTAGCTGGCGGTTATTCAACAGAAGAAATAGCTCAAATCAAATCTGAACTAATAGTACAAGAACTAGAACCTGGTGCAGTATTCCATACACCTCCTGGTACAATCCATCGCATGATCGCTCATGATGATTTACATTATACAGAAGCAAGTACAACTCAATTAGATGACGTGATTCGTTTAGAAGATTCAGCCAATAGAGGTCACGGAAGGATAGCATCAGAACATGAACAAAACTAAACTCACGGTATTGATCCTTGCTGCCGGTTATGGTCGTCGTATGGGGCCATTTAGCCGCATGATCCCTAAAGCCCTAGTTCCTTATAATAACAAACCCTTGATCAGCCATATCATGGAAAAATTTGATGACACGACACGTTTTGTTGTTGCCTGTGGCCACATGGGGCAACATGTTAAAGATTATGTCAGTACTGTACATAAAGATAAAGATATTGTATTCGTAGACATCGACAATTATGCAGAAGGCGACACAGGACCTGCAACAACTATACAGATGTGCAGCAAATATATCCGTGGTGGATTCATGTGGTTAGCTTGTGATACATTATTTGACTTTAACTTTGAAGATAAACTAGATCATAACTGGATCGGAGTACATCCGGTAGATTCAGCTATCGCTCAAGATTATTGTTGGGTCGAACGTGAAGGTGATGAAATAGTCAGTGTACACAATAAAAAATCCAGTGAGATAGCAGTCGACGCTTTTATTGGTTTGATGTATGTAAAAGATGATGAGTATCTAAAGAATCTGCAGGCTCGACATGCGAAAGAAACCTATGAAGGATTTAGGGGCATGGACCTAAAAGCTCATACCATCCGCAGTTGGAAAGACTTTGGTACTTACGAAAAATGGGAAGAACTATCAAGTGAATTCACTGATGTTAGTTTTCCTAAACCAGATGAATTATTTTACAATGATAATGGTAAAATTATAAAATTTTGGACCAATCCCCGACAAGCAGAAATGCGTGTCAAACGAGCTGAATGTAACACAGAAGCCATGCCAGCCAATGTAGAAGTAGCAGGTAACTTCCTAGTACATGATTATGCTAATGGTGATATCGTATATAATCAATACACACCAGAGATATTTGAAAAAATGCTTGATTGGTGCGAAAAAGTACTTTGGAAACCAGCACCAGCTAATGATCAAGCAGAAGCCTGTTGCCGTAAATTCTACCATGATAAAACTATGGAACGTGTAGAACAGTTCCGTGTCAAATACAGCGACTGGTCAGAACCCTGTGTGGTAAACGGTAAAGAAGTGTTGAGTATCGATCAATATCTTGACAAGATTGATTGGGATATGCTATGCTCTAATTATGAATGGAAATTCATCCACGGTGACCTGCACTTTGATAACACTATCTATGAACGCGGCCAGAATCTACACAGTTTAGACGTCATGCACTTGTATGAACATGAGCAAGATCGTTTTACTGCTATCGATTGGCGCACTGACTTTGCTGGTGAATTATATGGCGATCAATATTATGATCTGGCTAAAATGCTAGGCGGGTTACATTTAAGTTATAAAGATATCAAACACGAACACTATAATTATAAAGAAAAGAATGACTATGTTACACTAGAAATTCCTAGTGTAGAAGATGTCAAAGTCTACGAAGACATGTTGCAACGTTGGGTCATATCAAGAGGACTAGATTGGCGTAAAGTTAAAACCTTAGTGCCAATCATCTACTTAAACATGAGCCCATTACATGAAGCACCATTTGACAAGTTCTTAGTAGCACTAGCACAATTACATTTTTCAAAGGTATTAGATGTATAAAAGATTTATCATGGACGTTGATGGCGTCCTAAATGATGGCATGCTCTACTGGGGTCAAGATGGGAAACCATTCAAAGCCTTTGGTAATTATGATCACGATGGATTAAAATTGCTACGTGCCCATATTGAGATTGAGTTTGTCAGTGCTGATGAAAATGGCTGGCCTATCACCTACAATCGTGTCACTGAACATATGAAGTTTCCTGTGACCATGGTTAAAGAAGCAGATAGATTGGACTGGATCTTAAGTAAAGGAGATCCCAGTGAAACAGTCTTCATGGGTGACGGACCTTATGATGCAAAAATCTTTCCTCATGTGGGATTGAGTATTGCCCCAGCACAAAGTTGGAGAACAGCTATACAGGCTGCTAATTATGTAACACCACGCGAAGGCGGTAAGGGTGCTGTGATGGATGCCTGCGTGTATATTATGGATAAAATGGGAATTAAACATGGATTCTAAATTAGGTTTTGGGCCAATGAGCCGTGAAGTTATTAATACATTGTGCGACTACAGCCACGACAAGCAATATCCTTTGATGTTGATCGCTAGCCGTAATCAAATTGACGCAGAAAGCGGATATGTAATGACGACTCCACAACTGCGTGAACAATTAAAAACAAACAACACAGACTATCTATTAGTATGCCGTGATCATTGTGGTCCATATTTCTTAGACGTTGAAAAATCACTGCCATTACGTGATGCAGTTGACGCCACTAAAAAAACCATCGCCTATGATATTGAACAGGGTTTTGATCTAATACACATCGATACTAGCCGTGTTGATGATACATATGGTATCGCTGAAGAACTGATTAAATTCTGTTTAGATCTCAATCCCAATATCCGCTTTGAATTTGGCACGGAAGAAAATGTAGGTGTAGCAGCAGGTGCGATCAAATATAAAAATGACGTGGCCTTTGCTAAGAACTTCCCTAACATGAAATTCGTAGTAGCGCAAACAGGCAGTTTGTGTTTTGAAGATCATCAAGCTGGTGGATTTTATGCTGACACGGTAAAAGAACTGGTCGAAGTGGCCAATGCTAATGGTGTAGGTCTTAAAGAACACAATGCTGACTATTTGACAGCTGAACAAGTACAACTACGTAAATCAGTAGGTGTACATGCTATGAATATCGCTCCACAACTAGGGGTAGTTCAAACTAAATTACTAGAACGTTTAGCCAAACAATACAAACTTGATAATCTATGGATTCCATTCGCTCAACGAGTATTAGACAGTGGTCGTTGGAAGAAATGGACAGCTAGCCAAGAAGACCAACAAAAGATCACAGTAGCAGGTCACTACTGTTTTGCAACTCCAGAATACCAATCATTGATTGATGCATTAAATCAACACTGCTTCTGGGATATGGAAGTGGCACACGAAATTTATCAAGTTTTAGATACTTACGCAAACAATATCTAATGATAGTAGTCCTTAACGTTAAAATCACAGATCATCGTATAGGTTATCCCTATGACAATGGGCGTGGACCATGGCAACCAAGATCTAATAGATTTGATATATTCAAATACTGCCTAGCCAGCTATGCTGTGCTGGCGCCATTGGTCAAGAAATTCCATTTCTATATCGCTCTAGGTCCTGAGTATGCTGGCCGTGAACAGGAATTAGAAGCATATTGTAAAGAGCTGTTCCCTAGCGACAAATTAGATCTACATCACTATCGTAATAATCATACTAGAGATTGGCGCAAGACCTGTGATGAAATATTGTCTGATGACAATGAAGTCATATGGTTTGGTGGTAATGATGATCACATATTCATCGACTATGATCTAGACATGGTTGCGGCTGGTATTAAAAATCTACAAGCAGATCCAGACCCTCATGCTGTAGTCTACTATAGCCATTGGCCAGAACAGATGCGTATGAGTCGTCATTTCAATGGTCAATTGACTGAAGATGGTAATTTTGTTAAATTCCATTGGGATAATTTTGATGGCATCCACATGTTCAAAGCCGCACGCATGCGAAGATATTGGTTTGATGCTGACTATGGTGATGAACTAGTGTTCCGTCCAGATGATTTATACAATCATTGGCATTATACATTACCAGCTACTTACTATGCACCTATACGTGAAATGGTACGCCATTATGATGGATACATACATACCGGTGATGTTGTGCGTAACACTGCTCCACCTTTGTTTATTCCCCCAGGTTTCTTAGATGGCAATATGAAAGTACGTTTTGGATTCACAGATCGAGACAATCTTTGGACCAACTGTAATCCTACTATGAATCTTTATAATGCAGATCCCGAAGGTGCTGACTATAGATTCGTTCCTGAAGATATTCCTTTGTTTTGGAAGAGCAGGATCACAGAAACAGCTATAGCACCTAACTATAACACGCAGGCCATGAATTCAGCCAGAAACACAGCCTATTTAAATCTATCAAGATTGCCGATATCCTGTTTTGGCATACATTTTGGTGGTGCAGAAGCACATCCACCCGAGTGGTTTTTCAAGTATTTCCGCACATAATTTTGGTTGACTTTTTGGTTGTTTTAGTGTATAATGTTACACATAGACAATAAGAAAAGGAGCTAAAATGTTTGAAACTACAATAAAACAACTAGTAACAATTACCCTTGACAAGTCCGTGACTATGGAGTTTTGGCACGGTACCTTGTTTGTCAGCACAATTACGGAAGATCAAGCCCGTAGAGTGTTCCATGCATTAAGCAAGACATTGGGCTTGGGTAAAGTAGAAGTGCATCCTATTGGTGATACAGGCGAATTTGCCTACGATTTCGTATAATAAAATCAATGACTTACAGCACCCAAAATCTGGTTGACAAACGGCCAAAAACGTGCTATTATACTATTATAACAATAAGAAAACCGCTACAGGTTTCACAAGTCTATAAACTTTTAAGGAGCAACAATGACAACAGGATTCATAAAAATTAAAAACGGGTCATACCGTAATCAAGAAGTAAAAGATGAAGTGTTTCCACTCATCAAACAATTCCAATTGGGTAGCAAAGGCGGTTATGTGACCGTTGATGGTACTGGTCGTTTTGGTAAGGACAAGATCCGTGTTTCAGTAGCAACACCTACGGACTACGAACTGGTTGAAGCTGTTGATGCACCAATAGTGCCTAATGCAGAAGATGACGAACAACGTATCTCAGAAATCGCAGAACGGTTTGACATCTTGCATGACATGACCAAGGCAGTATTAAACGGAGATATCCGTGCTATGATCGTAGCAGGCCCTCCGGGTGTAGGTAAAAGTTTTGGTATTGAAGCAGAGCTTGATCGTGCTAACTTGTTCGATCAGATCTCAGGTCGTAGAGTTAAAAGTGAAATGATCAAAGGTACTGCTAGTCCATTAGGCTTATATAAAGCACTTTACAAATACAGTGACGAAAACTCAGTAGTGGTGTTTGACGACTGTGACAGCATCTTACTTGATGACGTATGTTTGAACTTGCTTAAAGGCGCACTTGACTCAGGTAAGAAACGTCGTATCTCATGGTTAGCAGATAGCCACAGCCTACGTAATGAAGGTATTCCAGACCAATTTGATTTCAAGGGTGGTGTGATCTTTATTACCAATCTTAAGTTTGATCAGATGAAAAGCCAAAAGACACGTGACCACTTGGATGCTATCCAATCACGTTGTCACTATCTGGACTTGACGTTGGATACTTTGCGTGATAAAGTCTTGCGTATCAAACAGATCGCACGTACAGGTGAATTGTTCAGTGACTTTGGTTTTGATAAATTTGATGAAGAGTTAATCATTGACTTTATGAATGAAAATCAAAATCGTCTACGTGAAGTCAGTTTACGTATGGCGATTAAAATCGCACAACTTAAGAAGAGCTTTCCATTAAAATGGACGGCATTGGCATCAACAACTTGTATGAAGGGAGTATAATATGGATTTTGCAGAAACCCTAGGCATAGTAGGTATCGTAGTTTTGGTAGTGTTATTAGTGATCTTTGGACCCATAGCAACCATCTGGGCATGGAATACCTTGTTTGGTGCTGTACATACCATTGAACTGACTTTCAACAGTTGGTTAGCTGTGGTCGTATTAGGTATGTTTTTCACTGGTAATAATTATAGGAGTAAAAAATAATGTCAAACGTCTATGTAAAACGTGTGGGATTTATCGCATTAGCATTAGCAGCTTATACACTACTACCACAGGCTGTCAAAGGTATTTTAGGTAGCTTTACTGTAGGCTGGGCCATCGCTGAAATTGGTTTTAGGCTATTTCAAGATTAGCACCATCCTACAGTCGTATGAATATATACATATAATGTAACAAGTTTCCATCGCACCTCCTATTGTCTAGCTCCTGGTGCAGTGGCCTCAAAGCCCAGTGTACAACTACATTGGGCTTCTTTTTCAGTTGACAATCACATTTAACTAAGGTATAATAATAGTATGATAACCTATACCCATGTGGAAGACTATCTCGAATACCTAGCTGGCTATGAAGTGGGCATTACTGCCCTGATCATGCCTAACGTAACCAAGATAAGTCTGGCACGTTATGATATACAGATAGTCAACAGCATGGCCAATACCACCAGCTTTGGCACAGGGCTTACTGAAAAACAAGCTGTCTTAGCTTGTAAATTGGTATTAAAGTACCGTCGTCAGTTTGCCAAGTTGGGCATTGACGTTAGTCCAGTTGAGAATCCACAATTCCGTATACCTGTACGTAAACTAGACACTACCAAAGCCATTTGGATAGAAGATGGACGTATTATTGTCAAGTTCCCTTATAATGACATGTTGATTAAAGAACTACATCATTATAAAGAAGAAAGCCAAGGCTCTGTCAGATATGATCGTGACGCTAAACAGTGGTACATGGCTATAACTGAATCTAATGTCAATTGGATCTATACCTGGGGTGAATTGGCTGCATTTGATATATCACCAGCTGTCAAAGAATTATTTGACAAAATACTAGTCAGTGAACAGCAACTATATGAGATTAAACTGGTCCAACAAGATGATCAATATACAATAGTTAATGCTGCTGACAGTTTAATAAGTTACATAAATGAACACTTAGGCGGCTTTAGTCTAGACAATAAGATTCGATTAGTTGATTATTCAGGACTAGGTGGCTACGCTATAGACGACAGTATTTTAGTTACTTGTGCTGAACCTTTGCGTAATATCAGTACCAAGCACGCAGTACACCTACAACCAAGCGCAGATAATCTTAACATGATATTTGATTATGCCGAACAGACTGATCGATATCCTGTTTGTATTTACAATCCTACCATGATGGAAATAGATTTGAGTCGCTTTGATGAATCTGACATAGTGCGTTTTGACAGAAACGGTAAGACTAAGACTAGCGATTATGATCCATATCGTGTTAAAGTAGTATATGCTCAGAAGATTCCAAAAACTTGGGACTGGCCTGTACCATTGATGGTCACAACATTTGAAATGATGTTTGGTGGTAAGAAGATGGACTGGACCCGTAGAGCAGAAAAAATAATTTACTATGGCGCGAGCCAATTAAGAGAAGATTGATGGCTGTAGCTAGATTAATAATCCGAGATGAAGTTAATGTAAAGATAGAAGGCCTAGATTTACATGAACGCAAAGAACTTTCAAACATGTTTAAGTTTGAGATCCCAGGTGCACGTTACTTACCAGCAGTCCGTCTAGGACGTTGGGACGGTAAAGTGGCATTCTTCCAATTGGGTGGTAGCACTTACATCAATCTATTACCAGAAGTCATAGCATACTTAGACAAGCAGGGTTATAGTTTAGAAGTAGAAGATCTGCGTGAATATAAAACTCAGTATGACTTTGAACAGGTAACAGAAGAAACATTTAAACATATCACTTGGCCAGCCAAGCACCCAATGGCCGGTGAACCAATCGTTCTTAGAGATTATCAAGTTGAGATCATCAACAAGTTCTTAGCCAACCCACAATGTCTACAGGAAGTAGCAACAGGTGCAGGTAAAACACTGATCACTGCGGCACTGAGTCATTGTTGTGAACCACATGGACGTACTATCGTTATAGTTCCAAACAAGAGTTTAGTGACACAAACAGAAGCTGACTATAAGAACATGGGCCTGGATGTCGGAGTGTACTTTGGAGACCGTAAAGAGTTTGGTCGTACACATACTATCTGCACTTGGCAGAGCTTGAATATCCTACTTAAAGGATCACGCAATCATGAAGTAGATATCACCATCGGTGAGTTCCTACAGGATGTTGTCTGTGTTATGGTTGACGAAGTACATATGGCCAAAGCAGATGCACTTAAAACTCTGCTTACTGGTGTAATGGCACATATACCTATCAGGTGGGGGTTAACCGGTACGATTCCTAAAGAAGATTACGAATTTGTTAGCTTAAAGTGCTCAATAGGTGACGTTATCGGCCGATTAAGTGCCAGTGAATTACAAGAGCAGGGCGTACTAGCTCAATGTCATGTAAACGTTCTACAATTAGTTGACCATGTAGAATATCGAGATTATCAAAGTGAGTTGAGATACTTACTTGAAACAGAAGGACGATTAGACTACATCGCCCAATTAGTAGAAACGATACGTAAGTCAGGTAACACTCTCGTGCTGGTAGATAGACTAGCACCAGGTAAAGCTCTAGTAGATCGTATCAAAGATAGTGTATTTGTGTCAGGAGGCACTAAAGCAGATGATAGAAAAGAACATTATGATGACGTTGCAAGCATGGATGACAAAGTTATTGTCGCTACCTATGGTGTTGCTGCTGTTGGTATTAATATCCCTAGAATTTTTAATCTTGTGCTTGTGGAGCCTGGTAAGAGTTTCGTTCGAGTTATCCAGTCAATTGGGCGTGGCATACGTAAGGCTGAAGACAAGGATTTCGTCCAGATCTGGGACATAACATCAACATGTAAGTTTGCCAAACGGCATTTAACTAAACGTAAACAATTTTATAAAGATGCCTCATATCCTTTTTTAGTAGAAAAAGCAGATTGGCAATCAAAGTAATTTAAAGGAGCATTAAAATTTACATATTAACACTAGAAAACACCGCATATGAAATGAATGAGATTCCAGATGAAGTCGAGGATCTACGATTCGCTATATTAGATAACAGCGATCCAAAGAACCCTGACTACTTCTTTATCCCACTGATCTTCTTAGAAAGTTTCAACAGTCCAGCGTTGGTATTGAACATTGGTGGTAACCTAGTCAAGATGCCTGTGGATTGGCAGATACTGATCGGTGAACCAGACTTTGGTGACCTAGAAGTCATACCTTTAACATCAATCAATGATCGAGGATTTAACGTATTCACATTCAATCCATTAGGTAGTTTTAAACCTGAGTTCCACCCAATCGAAATAGTAGACATCTATCAAGACGTTAAATGGTACTTTCCAAAACTCAAACCTGGGCAGATGTTGGCTGTTCCTATCACAGAAGGTGATCATCCGATGTGTGCATTCTTTGTCAAGGATATCAGCCGTCAGAGCGAAGTAGTAGACTACAGCAAAATATGGTAAAGAATCACGCTTGGCGCATTTGGGCTAAAGCCCTAGGACAAAAAGAAGGACGCACAGATCAAGAAGCTGATCGTATCGCTTTTATACGTACCATGATCGTGTTGTTTTATATCATCACTAACCTGTTTATCATAGCAGGTGTCATAAGGCATTGGTAATGGGTAATCTGAAACCAGGCGCGACCTATATATACGAAAGCCCAGATGGTGGAGATACTGTCTATGCTCGTGAAGCTGGTGCACCGATCGAATCTCGTGTGATGATTGGGCAGAGTTGGCAGGCCAGAGAACGGATCGAACAACGCATGTGGAATGAAATATATTCAAAACGTAACCTAAATCCAGCCTTGACAGAAGCTGTAGAAAAATGTATAATTATATATAAGCTCTCTGAGGAACATAATGATGTTTAACCCAAAACAATTTAAACAGAAAAAGAAACGAGTAATGGACCCAAATATCGTCCGTCCAAACTTGTTCAGCCATGAAAAGAAATTAAAGGAAAGCGCAGCCGCATTCTCTGAATTACAAGATCGTGTACACCGTCAACAGGATATCATCGATAGATTGCGTGCTAGGATCGATCAGCTAGAAAGTTTAGTTAATATCATCGGCCATTCACTTAATAATAAAAGATGAGTAATCCAGATCCATTATACATTGGTAATGAAATGGCAGCATTTGATCGCAAGGATCGTGCGTACTATGACAAGTTTACCGATGAACAGAAAAAACAGTTTTCAACATATCTCATGTTAAAATATGGTGCTAATGTGTCAGGCAGTGCTGACATGCAGGCCTATTATCTAATGGCTACCAACGAAAATGTAAATAAACATTTCTTTGAATTGAATAGGCATCCTAAATTACAATGGTTGGCCTGTACTACAGTCAGCCCACAGATGGGAAATCAATTCCACTATTGGCTAAAGAGTAAAAAGAAAGAAGGAGATAACAAAAGTCAAAAGTTCTTGGCTAAATTATTTCCTAATATGAAAACAGATGAAATAGATCTATTGGCAAAAATCAATGACAAACGAGCTATTGCAGAATATGCACGCAGTCTCGGATACGACGACAAAACAATCAAGTCCGAGCTATAAGTGTAGATATTGTGAAAAAGAGTTCCGCAAAGAATCTAGCCTTGCGGTGCATCTCTGTGAAGTAAAACGACGCTGGCAGGAAGAAAAAGAAACTGGTGTACAGTTTGGCTTACAGGCATACTTGCGTTTCTATGAAATGACACAAGGTTCAGCTAAGATGAAGTCATATGCTGATTTTGTGGCCAGTCCTTACTACAAAGCCTTTGTCAAATTTGGTCGTCACATGGTCAATATACGTGCAGTCAATCCCAAGATGTTCATTGATTGGGTTATCAAAGAAAACAAAAAACTCGATCATTGGTGCCATGAAAAGGTCTACTTAGAATATCTACGAGGCTATATGCGTAAAGAAGCAGTACAAGATGCACTAGAACGAGCACTAAAGGAGATGCAGGATTATGCAGATGAACATGAAGAGTTTGCTAACGGGTTTAGAGACTATTTTAGATACGGTAATCCAAATAGGATTTGTCATCATATTGCCAATGGCCGCGTTAGTCCTTGGATTGTATTTAATTGTGCTACGGGTGTGGAGTTTCTTGAACAACTCAATGACGAACAGATTGGATTGATACTACCTTGGATAGATCCAGAATTTTGGCAACGACGTTTCCAAGACTATGTAGCAGATACTGAATGGATCAAAAGTATTTTAAAAGAAGCTAGATTGTGATTCAGTTTACAAATCAGACCTTTGCTTTTGAGACCATGGTAGATACGCTGTCTCAATATACTGTATATAAAAATCTAAAAGACTTGGGATTTAAGACCTATGACAGTCTATGGTCAGAAGCGTATGATACTATCATGGACGTTAAACAAAGACAATTAGCCATAGTAGAATTATTAAACAATATAAATTCCATGACCTGGGATCAAACCATATTTGATCAGAGCCAACAAATCGCTTACCATAACCAAACAAGACTGTTAAATATTGGTGATGTGGCTAGATCACAGATGGACGATATTATTAGACAATTTAAAGATTATGATCCCTATCAACTGTAATAACAATGTATTCAACGAAATCATATTGGCATTAGATGCTTACTGCCAATATCAATCATTAACCACAGGTAAAATAGTGGCCAATCCTTTTGTTGCTGATCCCAATGGTGTGGCTATGATTCCTTACTATGATCTAGAGGCCATACGTAAATCTCCAGACAAGACCATATTCATTGAAATGCCTACAGAAGGATTTCACGTATCTTTCAACTTTTACAATTACCCACGAGATAAGAAATATGTCTTTGTTTCTAACGGTACCTGGAATCAATCAAAATTTGATTTTGGTATCGAGTATAAGATATTACATTATAGTTACTTCTTATATGACTACACCAAACGTGCAACAGCGCATAATCTAATAGACTATTTCCAAGACAAAGATTATATTTTTAGTTTAGATAAACCCATGACGTTTTGTGCATTCGTTGGCACTGCAAATGACAGGAATTGGCGCACAGATCTAGTTAGGATCATACAAGACACAGTTACATTTGACAACTATATATTAAACTTTGACGGTCGAGAATTGGGCCAACCCAGTAGAGAATTAGATATAAAGATTAATTTTGATAATTTTAATCCATGGATTCCAATCAAACAATTCTATACCATTAGTACCAGCATACCAATTAACATCTACAATGCATCACGGATATTGTTGGTCAGCGAAACTATGGCTTACGATCATGATGAATTCCACTTGACAGAAAAAACCATCAAAGCATTGTTGACAGGCATACCATTTGTTGTTTTTGGTTCTTATCATTATGTAAAAAATCTCAAGACCCTAGGATTTAAAACCTACAGCGATCTTTGGCCAGAAGACTACGATGATATCGCTGACATGCATGAAAGGATGCAGGCCGTTGCTGACATACTTAATCATATAAATTCCATGCCCTGGACGCAAAATGAGCTTGACAAATGTCAACAGATAGCGTATCATAATAAAGCTATGTTGCTAAATGTTAACTCAATCATGAAACAAGAACTTGAAGAAATCATCAAAATTTTTGGAAATTATCAATTATGATAGCTGACGAATTAAGAATATTGTTTGATGAAATCAAAGGTGAATTGCTGTTGTTACGCAATGAAGTCACGCTGATCAGTCATGATGTCTCTAGGTTGAGAGAACAAATAGATAGGATTGAAATATCTCTACAACAACCACAAGAAAGTATAGGCATAGCACCAGGCACTCCTGGTCCAGATTTCATTCCGCCAGAATACCTATGAAATTTAAATCAGACATTGATATAGACTTTGCGGATCGTGAACAGGTATTGAACTTGTTAGATGTCACGCCAGCTAGTATCTTGCGTGATGGTAAATTAGTTCGTCATAACACAGGTGTTTATGCTACTGATATACCTGTAGATCCATTCTCAGGATCAGCTAGTTTAGACTATGAAGTTGCTGAGGATCGTGGCTATATGAAACTAGACTTGCTTAACGTACATGTCTACAAACAGGTCAAGAGTGAAGAGCACTTAGTAAAATTAATGCAGGCTCCTGATTGGACTAAACTCTATGATCCATCAATATGTGCGCAGTTAATCCATATTAATAATCATTATGATACCTTGCTTAAAATGCCAGAGCCTGTGGATACGATTCCTAGACTGGCCATGTTCCTAGCAGTGATCAGACCCGCAAAGAGACACCTAATAGGCAAGACTTGGAAAGAGATTGCTAAAACTGTTTGGGATAAGGTTGATGGTGAGTACGCATTTAAGGCCGCTCATGCGATCGCTTATAGTCAATTGGTAGTGGTGAATCTTAACTTACTTTGCGAACAAGCGTAATACTACGTCTTTTACTGCGTTTCTGTGCTATTTCTTT